TAGCTCGGTGCTCGGCGGTAGTGCGATATCTTCGCCAGTCTTTGGGTCCAGAGCATCGCGCATCCGCCAATACATCTCCGCGCGCTTATTGCGCATCTTCAGTTTCTTGCTCTTGTCCCGATACTCCGACTTCTCAGCCGGGTTGAACGGGATCACGTTTTTATACTGAGGCTTGATGTGATCATAGCCAGACGAACCAATGCCACTCACATCGATATTCATATATGCCGGCTCATCGTCGCCGATCTCCTGCCTGGCTAACTCTGCCAAGATCGGACCATCTTTGACAACCGCGCCTGGCCAGCTCTTCACCGGTGCAAACCAGTTGTCATAGCGCTTCGATAAAGAGGCTTTGTCTTCGCCGCCACGCGAAGGATCGATGCCAACAGAGGTGAGTGGTGTTGTCGGCGGCTGCCGTTCCAGCCATCTCTTTTGTGCCAGGCGGACCCATTCGGTAGGAATGACCTGGAACGGGTTCGGCGGGTTCGAAGCGTTGAAATCTCCAAGCAAGATCTGCGATCGCAGCGGCTCGGGCAATGATTGCAGGATTGATTTGTAGCGACCGCCATCATTGGCATAAAACGGGTTGTCATCCACCATCGCTCGGATGAATGTGCGCGAGCGTGGATAAATCGTCTCGCCTTTATGCAGGAACGGCGGCTTTTCTACTTCAACTTCCTTGCCATCGATCACGGCATACCAGCGCAGCTCGCCAGGCTTTGCAGGATGCGGATGCTCTGGATCCAGCCAGGCGCCATAACGGCGGGTGATCCAGGCGCCTTCCGCATCGATGGGAGGATTACCGGTCAGGATGACGCGCACACGTTGCCCAGGATCAACCGAACGATTCCACGCCGACACGAACAGGACCTGAGTCTCTGTAAATTCTGGCGCTTCATCAAAACAAACCAGGTCGTGGGGGCGTCCCTGGAAATTCTTCTTATCCTTTTCATATTGGATCGCTGCAAATTCCAGCATGCGCTCATCTTCGAAGCGCCAGACATGCAGACTTTCATTGAAGGAATCTTTGCGACGATCATCCTTATTAGCAGTGCCATAGATCTGGCGAGAGCGTTCGATCAACTCTCGCAGGTTGGGAAAGACTCTGCGGAAGATGATGGACTTTTGGTGCGCTTCGCCAGAAAGCCCGAGGATCAGATCAGACTTTCCGCCGCCGCCGGCGCCACCGTAAAACAGTTCGTCGGCACGCGAGAGAAACGCCAGCCATTGCGGTCTGCTTCTAGGTACCCAGCGCGCGGTTCGATTCTGGATCTTCTCGAGGTAGCGCTGTTCCGAAGGCAATAACTGTGCTAGATAGGCTCTAATGATGTTTGGAGATATTGTGTTGGTAACGTTCATGACTCAGGCTTAGGTGAGTCGTCCTGCTCTATCAGACTAACGATCGCGTTGGTAAATGCTTTCATGGATTGGTCGAAAGCCTCATGATCGACAGCCGGCAGCGGATTGCCGCCCGTTGTCAGGTCCACTTTCTTCGTAAACTTGCCATGGAGTTTCAGAATATCGATATTGGCTTCGTATGAGCTGTAAAGTTTGACCTTTACCCATTCATCTTCCCATTCCTCGGCTGTCTCACCAGATCCGACGATACGACGCTGACGCTTGGCTTCCATCTCTTTGACCAGGAACATATAGCGTTCAGCTTCAGGGTCATTGAGATTCATGTAGATAAAGCCATCCGGACCTTTCTTCAAAAACGGCAGCATGGAGCCCCGGGCAATACGCGCCAAGCGTGCGATTGCCTCCTCTGCACTCATCGCTTCTTCTTCCAGCCGGCGCCTGACCTCGGCTTTTATGTTAGGTTTTGTTAGGATATAGGAAGCCGATGATCGTGCAGCGTCATAGGAAGATTTTGGATAGACCTTCATATAAGCCCGTGTGCGATTCATATTCTCTTCGAAGAGGCTATTGATGAACCGCTCTTCTGCCGGAGTCAACGGCTCGAGCACAGCAGGCTCTGAACTCTGTGCCTGATCGACTGCCGTTTGTGGAGTGACGGGATTATTTGTAGGGGTAGCGCTGGACACGTCTTGAACCTTTTTGTTTCTGGGTATCGGGCTTTTTCTTGGCATCTTTCTTTGGATGAATCACCTGTGCAGAGAGCGCAAGTGCATTGCCGGTCTGGCACGCCGTAACCAGCTCCAGAATTTTCTTGATTTCGGCAGGCTCAGCCGTCAGTGTGACGGTGAGCTTGCCGTTCTTCAAGGTCCGGAGCTGCCCCAAGGCAGCAGCGAAACGCACGGGCTTGGGTTGCTTTTTCGTTACGGTCGTAACGGTACTCATCGGGAAATAGTGCTTAGCGTAAGAAGACGGTGGGGCGCTCGCGATTTACTAACAAGCGCAAGAAGCCGAGACCAGACAGGATCGTCACTAAGACATTCAAGCCAATCAGCACCAGATAATCATAGGCGGCTGGAATCACATCAATGTAGCCTTGGAGCTGGGCGACCGCAAAGCCCGAGATCGCCACGGCGACAGCTGCACCTACGCCGCGCAGATCCAATCCGGTCCAATCAAAAACGGCTTGCAGACCTAAGAGCACACCGGTCAAGATCAAGCCGCTCAAGATATTTTTCAGCGCTTCGGGAATTTGGACCGCAGTTGAAGTTTGAATGACTTCAGTCGGCACCGGATTTGAGAGCACTGCCGCAAACACGGCAACCGCGAAGAGCAAAACGATAGGGATGTATTTCTTCATGGGGGATTCTCCTTTATATGTGCTTAAAACAAATCGCCTGGTCTCAACCTGCTGTTGACAGGTGAGACCAGGCGATAAACTCTGGCACTTCTTATGCATGCGCACGCGCGCAATTGACATTCACATTGTAGCACTTAACTTAAAAAAAACAAATAACCCAGAGCACTACTCTGGATTGTAATCAGTTATTTCTTTTAACAATTTTCCATAGATAACCGTCATCTTTTCTGCATCGTCGTCCTTACGATGGAAGCGGAAAGTCCAGCCACAATGTAGGCAATTTGCTTTGAGTTCTTGAATGATGACTGTATCACTCCGTAATTGCAATAACCCTTGGATATCCTCGACAACCAAGGGATTCAGCGGGCGCCGGCAGCGTCCACAGAGCACCGGTCCAGTTTCCATCGTAACGGTAGGCTGCTTTGTATCAGACATAGATCAAGGTCTCCTTTGTGCTGCTATTGTTTTTCATTGAATATCTTGTCGTAATTCGCATCTAATTCTGAATTTGTGAAATGGGCATAGCGTTGCGTAGTCTGGGTGCTCTCATGGCGAGCTAGTTCTTGCGCCATTTTTAGATTACCATCACTAGCCAGCATCACCATTGTCACGAAGTAGTGGCGAAAGTCATGGATCCGGACTCTGGCGCCGGCTTCCTTCATCCTTTCCTTGATCGCTTTACGCATACCATCGATAGTCATGGGTTTGATCTTTTTCACGTTGCCATGCTGGGCGAAAAGGGGAAGCGAACCAAGTGGCTTCCCCGATTCGCCATCCAACTTGGATCGGACTGCCAGGTATTCCCGGAGCGCAGCTACAGCTCGATGAGAGAGACGTACCACGGCAGGCTTATCGCCTTTGCCAACGATCATGACCCGTTCTTCCTGCCAGTCGATCTCGCCGCGCGTAAGCGGGCACAACTCAAAGATCCGAAAGCCTGTATCTGCCAATGTTAGAACAAATGCTCTATCCCGTAGATTGATCAGATTCCCGCGCAGTGTGTCGCAGTGAGTGATGATCGTCTCTACAGCTGGGCGGTCGAAGTTAACTGGCTTAGTCTTGACCTTGCGCATATAGTGTTCATTCAGCTTTTTGCGCTTGGCAAGATCTCCAGACTCGGCGAAAGAATACAGTCCCATCACTGCGGACCGCAACACACGCTTCGAAGAGGGGGAGAGGCGTCTTATAGCCACCAGGAAAGTCTCATAGGCTTCATCACTGAGTTCATTGCCGGCGATCTGGAAATAATAACCAAGTGCCCAGCGGTAGGTCTTCAATGTCTTGGGTAGCCGGTCGAGGGTTGAGAGATATTTTTCAGCTTGTTCATTCATTTTTACACTCTACCTAATGGTAATTAGTTAGAACATCCCGTAATTCTTATATGGAATTCAGTCGGTCCCGCAGCATCCGCACCAGGTGCCGACCTTGATATGCCGAACAGCGCTCAATAAAGCCTGGGTACGCATCACGGACCCTGCGCGACTCTTCAGCCGTTGGATTAGGGAATTTATCAATGGGATATGCGGCTTCCATTTCCTTCAGGAGTTCCTGTATGCCGGCCGGCGCTGCAACCTTTTCGACGTTCAGCTTTGCCGGTGCAGCTTCAGGGTCCAAGGCAGTGGCGTCAGTACGATTCAACATTCCCACCAACTCACCCATCTGCTTTGCATTCAGGAATGAGTTGAGAAACTTCGCCAGATCTGGGATGGATGGTTGTAAAGACATGGATATGCTCACTTTCCTTATCGATGAACTTAGATAACTCAATTCCAAAGTCATCATACGAAGAAGTCCTACTATGGGAACGATTCTTAGCGATCGCGCTGCCAATCCATAACAGCCAATGCTTTCCACTGCGCTCTACATCGTGCCACTTGAAACCATTTTCTTTCAGCCATTCTTCAGTGATCATCTTGTATACCTCCCCCAATCGGCATGCCGCTCAGATGGAAGTGGGTCACATAAACCAATGAAGTCCATATAATCTTCTTCGGTGGGCATCGATAAGGGATATTCACCTTCAGTTATTTTCTCTTCACTCTCGAATTGGCTGACACGCCATACGGCGGATTTGAACACTCGATAGCCATCGGGTAATGCTCCCCCTTTAGAGCGCTGCGTCACGATCCACTTCGAGAAGTTATCTGTTGAATGTCCTGGTCCAGTGCGGATAGCTAAATT